TTAAATTATCCAATGCAATGATTATGGTAAAGAATGGAAATTGGATTAGTATTCCTAATGTAGATCCTGGCCAACTTATTGAAGCTTGGCAAACTGGAATGGATTGTATGTTAATACCTATTGACATACTAAAACGCATGAAAGAAGCAGATCCAGAAATTCCATTCTGTTGTATTGGTAATAACGTGGGTGGAGAGATTCCATTTATTGGAGAAGATAACTTCTTTGTTCATCGTATTCATAAAATGGGAATTAAACTTCTAGTTAATACTGATGTACAATGTCTACATATGGATTTAGCATCAGGTAAATATACTGCTCATCCAGGAGTGGATTTAGGAAATTACTACACTCAAATTCCTATTACTACTCCACTAACAATGGAAGATAAGAAGTATATTGATAAGAGATGGTTATCTAGACTTCCTGAAGGTAGTGGTGGCTTAACCGCAATGATCAAGAAAATGAATGATGAAGGCACTCCAGTACGTTTTGATATGGGAAGTGGTCAAGATAGACGTGAAGGATACATTAGTGTAGACAAACATCATCCCAATGCTGATATTCATCAAGATATAAAAGAATTAAAATTACCAAATAATAGTACTGATGAAATATTTGCTTCTCATATTATAGAACATATTCCACAACACTTAGTTGTAAATATTCTAAAAGGATGGTATAGTGCTCTTAAATCAGGTGGAAAGTTAATACTAGAACAACCTAATTTAGAAGCATTATGTGAAGACTTTGCTAGTACACATGACGATAAAGAAAGATATTTACTAACTTTATGTATTTATGGTGCATTTGTAGACCCTAGCATGGAATCTATAAATGAAGGTACACACTCTCCACATGTTTGGGGGTATTATCCTAAAGTATTAACTGACATTTTAAAAGATGTTGGATTTACTCAAATTGAAGTAATGGATTCACAAGGTCTTCATCCAGGTAAAAATTTCAGAGTAGAGGCGGTTAAATAATGGCAAGTGTAATTACATTAGAAGGCTTAAGATCATCCATTGGTGGTAATGAGGATAGAGCAATTGCCGATATTAAAGTTATTTATAATACATTAACTTACAATTGGCAAATTTATATTCCAAGAAATACTGGTGATCTAGCCACATTTTTAGAATCTTCTAAGCCTAATATAGAATTAGATATTGATAATAAAGAAGCTATTTGGGCAGCTTTAGATCCTAAAACTCGAGAAATTCCAGATCCTTTAGGAACAGGAACTATAACTGTAGATATTCTTAAAGAAGAAATAGTTAGAGCCGATGTTCCAGATTATGTTGCAGTAAGACGAAATCTTTATCCACCTATTGGTGAACAATTAGATGCCATTTGGAAAGGACCTCTATCTTCAGACTATAATGCTATTGAAGATGAAATATTAGCAATTAAAGATACTTATGAACCTGGAAATTTTACACCAGAACAAATACTGGAATATAAGATTGCTAAATATACTCAAAGAATTAAGTATGATCTAGATAGATTCGCAAGAACTAGAGAGCCATATCAAAGTATGACTGATGCTTGTACTTATAGTACTAGCTCAGTAGCAAAACTGAGAAATGAAGGCTTATACTGTATAGCTGCAAGAACTAATGTTTGGGTAGCATATAATGCTATTATTCAAGATGTTAGAGATAGTTTGAGAACACTTCCTGCAACATATGCATTATTAAAAGCAGAATTACCAACAGTAGCTTGGCCATAAGGAGTTATTTATGCTACTTGAAATTTTAGGACAAGGATTTCTGGGATCCTTATTTGGTGGTATTTTTAGATTAATTCCAGAAGTTTTAAAATACATGGACTCTAAAAATGAGCGTGCTCACGAATTAAAAATGTTTCAAGAGCAGACTAGTCTGGAAAAAGTAAAAGGCGAGTTTGTTGTAGAAGGAAAATACGTAGATCATTCAATAGCTCAATTAGGAGCAATATCTGAAGCATTTAAACAACAAGCCACAGAAGCTGGATCAAGTTATAAATGGATTTCTGCAGCTTCAGCTCTAGTGAGACCAGGTGTAACTTATATTATATTCTTATTTTACATTATTTTTAAACTTCTTGTATTAGCAGTAGCACTTGAAACTCCAGACGTACAATGGCAAGTAGCAATACAACATATTTGGACTGCAGAAGACTTTGGAATGTTAAACATGATATTAACATTCTGGTTTGTTGGTAGAGCTATTGAAAAACGAAGTACTTAACTATGTCTAATATAGAAGAAGCTATAAGAATTGCTACTGAGACGCTGATAAAGCCATTTGAAGGCTACGCTATAAAATTACCTAATGGTAGTTGTGGAGCATATCCAGACCCTGGAACTGGAGGAGCTCCATGGACTATAGGATATGGATCAACTGGTCCAGATGTTACAAGAGGCACTATTTGGACTCATGAACAAGCAGAAAGTAGATTAATAGAACACGTTGCATCTTTTACTTCAGGAGTATTAAGTTTATCTCCAATATTAGCACTAACTTTACCAAGAAGACTAGCTGCAATAATTTCATTTGCATATAATTGCGGATTACGTAATTATAGAATATCAACTCTTAGAAAGCGAATTAACAATGAAGATTGGGAGGGAGCTAAACGAGAAATTGTAAAATGGAATAAAGCTAATGGTAGAGTCCTTAGGGGACTAATCAGAAGAAGAGAAGCAGAAGCTGCTTTGTTAAATTAAGGAGTTCTATGGGCACAAATAGCGGCAAAAAAGCCCGTAAAGAAGATTGTGACGAAGTATATATTGAGTATAACGAAGTTAAACCACTTAATTATATACAAGAAACATATTTAAATGCAATACGAAGTAATGATATAATCTTTGGAATAGGAAGCGCTGGAACCGGAAAAACTTTTGTAGCAGCGGCATATGCAGCTGGTGAACTTTTTTATAGAAGGATAGAGAAGATATATCTTACTCGTCCTAATGTAGAAACTGGACGAAGTTTAGGACATTTACCAGGAACTTTACAAGAAAAATATTATCCTTACTTAGATCCATTCGAATCAGTCTTTATACGTACTTTAGGAAAAGGGTTCTATGAATGGGCAATAAAGAATAAAACTATAGAACCTAAACCGCTTGGATTTATGCGTGGAGCAACATTTGATAATTGTATAGTTTTAGTTGATGAAGTACAAAATCTAACTAAAGTTGAACTAAAGATGATGCTTTCACGTATAGGAAAAAATTGCAAAATTATACTTTCTGGTGACGATAATCAATACGATATACGTGATTCTGGATTGGATGATGCAATAAAAAGACTAGAAAACATAGATGGAATAGAAATTGTTAAGTTTTTAGACCATGATATTGTACGTTCTAGAATGTGTAAACAAATTATTTTGGCTTACAGAGATTAACACCAGCATACCATACGGTGAAACTGGTATTTTATATTTTAATTATTTAAAGGAAAAACTATGTCTTGGACAAGAAAATGGGTTAACAACACCAACGCCACAGTTAATGTGGCGTCAGTAACTGGTGCTGCCACTCTTATTAAAGACGATGGAACACTTTATGGATATGCTGGTTCTGTCGTACTAACTGCATATACTTCAGTGGCTTCAGACTCTGATAATACTCAATTAGATGCGGCAGCTGCTGCATGGACTATTGATAAATACCTAAACGGTAGAAAAGTAGTATACTATGGACAACAAGGATATGCTGGTTCAAATAACCGTGGATATACCGGTTCAGTTGGAGCTACAGGATATACTGGTTCAGCAGCTTAATAGGAGACTATAATGGGTTGGACTAGAAAGTGGATTAATAACACTAGTGGAACTGTTAATGTTGCTGCAGTAGATAACGCTGCAACATTAATTACAGATTCTGGAGCGCTATATGGATATGCTGGTTCAGTTGTAATGGCAGCATATTCATCAGTAAGATCAGATGATGATAATGTTCAACTAGATAGACAGGCAGGACTGCAACATTTAGATAAATATCTAAACGGTCAGAAAGTAGTTGTACCAGGACCTACAGGATATCTAGGCTCTTTTGGAGCTACAGGATATCAAGGTTCAAAAGGAGCAACTGGTTATACTGGTTCTGCTGCATAATAAAAAAGCCC